CTTAATCTACCTGCTACTTCTGTTTTAATCGTAGGCTCAGTAAACTCATAGAGGAACTGATATTCCTTACCCACCCATACTGGATAGGTAGAGAAGTCTCCTGTAGCTATAAGAGTTGTAGGAGAAGTCTGAGAGACTCCTTGTACTTGTCCACCCCTTTTACCCTCCCACTCTGCACTGTAGATCAATCTAAAGGTAGAATCAAAGTCATCAGGATAAGGTATTGTCCAAGTAGTTTTATCCGTACCTGCATTATAGACCCCTGTGATAGAATCAAGTCTATCTAAGTGTGGCTTAAATGAGAGCTGAGTATTCGACTCAGTGAGTCCTACAAGGTTTACATCTTGTAGAGTCATCTTGTCAATGTAAGTTCCATCAGGTCTAACGATAACAAAGTAAGCGATATAGTCTATAACGTGCAAGCCTATGATTTGTTCTTCTGGTTTAAATTTCCACTTAGACCAAGAGCTGAGCTTTTTCTCACCATTCTGAAAGAGATATTTATACACAAAGATTTCATTCATATTCTCATCTGAGAGAATAAATATAATCTCATCATGGGGTATGATCTTGAATCCTCTACCAGTGATATAGCTTGGAACATGAGAAGTTATATTTTCAGCAGTTTCTTCTTGTAAATCTTCAATTACCCCAAATTCTCTAACAGTAGAGAACCCATCATTTTCATCAGAAAAGTAAACCTTCCTACCATTGACTATAGGTTTAACAGTCTTATCATGTTCGTAAGACGTTAGCTTTGAAAGTTTAGCATTTGTAGGTGTGAGTCCACCAGCTGCAAATTCTGATAACTTAAACTGACTAAAGTCGCTAAAGATGAGGAGGTTTTCATTATGTGGTATAGCATGATGTAATATACTTATTTCGTTAGAGGGTGAAGCTAGATCAATAACTGCCGTATCTAATACTGTGGTGGCAGTTGTAGCATAAAAATTATAGTGTTCTCCCAACTCAGACAATATAACATTTTCATTGGCTAAGAATCCTAATCTATTCTTGTGAAAGAACATATCGTTTATTTTCTGCCCTATAAAACTAGGGTCAGGAGCTGTAGTAGCATCTCCGGCTACTCTGTTTGTCCAAGTAACTTGACTTAAAGTAAAGGTATTGGAGGCTGTCCTGATTAAAGTCAAGGGCATAGTAGCAGGATCAATAGTATTAGCTAATCCCGGTTCTACTGTTTCTGTCCATTCTCCTACATCAGCATCAGAGGAGTTTGTATGTTTAATCCAGTAATCATCTGAACCACTGTTAGGCTCTCCTGTAATACGAATAGTAAAGCCATCCTTAGTTCTAGCCGGTAGCTCTGTGAAATCGACTACAGTATCTTTAATGGCTATTAGGTTAGACTCAGGTGCGTTACAGTGTAACGTAAAGTCAGCTCCATTCTGTCTTGTAATATGTATATTACTACTACCAAACTTAGTGATAGTAAAGGTAGAACCTATAGCTGTAGTAAGATCACTAACTATATCATCAATCTGAGTAGTTGCATCACTACTGGAAGTTACTGACGATACACTAGACCCATCTACATAGACTGTCATAGTAGATGCACTGGTAGCTTGCTTTAGAAATATGATTCCTTCTGGATTTCTAGCAGTTCCTAATGTACCACTCTTAGCCGTAGTTTTAGTCTTATTAACAATAAAGGTGGTATCAGCAATAGAGAATAAATGTAAGTTATCTCTAGCATTAGCTAAGGTTAAGTACGTTTTATTGTCACCAGTGAAGCCTGAGACTGTCTGTGCAGTTCCATCTAAATCTGTAACTGTTAAATTAGCTTGAGTAAAATCGGTAGAGAACGCTGAGTCAAATTGATCAGAGGTTAATTTAACTATGTATCTTTCAGTTTCATCTCTGTTAATATAGTGAATATATGAGTCAGTATCAGTGTGTGTATTGATTTTCTTAACGTGCTCTAAGGGTGGTCTTTTCTTTAGACCCTCAGCCGGAGTAGATAGTCCATTTTCTTGGATTTCTGCTTGGGAAGCTAATCGTAAACTAGGGGGTTGTTGTGAAACTCCATTGATTAAATTGCTTATTTGCTCGTTGATAAGTGGCATTTACCATAATTTCCTATAGGTCTTAGTCATATTCACCATGTCTAATGTTCCATATCCTACGTTAAATCCTGCGCGTTCTGCTTCATCATCTAGTAGATCAGCATAAGCCTCAGATTCTTCTAGCCTATTAACTGATTCTGCTGATACTTGTCCTACCACTTCTTCTTGAAATACTCTTGCAGCCTTAGCTGTTACATATTGTCTTAAAGATTGTGGGGTATTCTGGAATTCTAATAGAGCTATTGTTACTGCATTATCTAAGTTAGATGTCCAAGTAAATGTGTTGTTATCTAAGTCATACAAGTACATCACTCCATCTATACCTCTAATGGTAGTTAACTTATTTTCTACATGAATTGAAACAACATTTGATCCAATAGGAATTCTGTTATCAGCATCTCGACTTAAACTCACATCCCATTCAGTATTAAAATGCCAACCTTTTTGCTGTACTTCTCTATTAATATTTGACAGTAAATTCTTTGCTTGGGTTACTTCTACAGTAGTAGCAGTTTCTAAACTAGATACTGCAGCTTCACCTATAGCGGCTAACATCATGTTAATTGCTTCTAGTTCTGTGATGGGGGTAGTAGATATAAAGGCCATTTAAGTCACCAAACTCATGCCCATTAATTGAGCTTTTCTTAAAGTTAAATTATCGGTACTATCTATGTTCGCGACAAAGATTGAAATATAATCATTTGTTGCCATAGAAGCAAAACCCATTGTAGTTATGTTAACTGAATTAACTGTAGTAGCTGGAGAAAACCCAACCATTTGTGTACCTGTAATAAGAGTTCCATTCTTATGTAATGCTATTGCAAACTCTTTGTTAACTGCTGATGTGTCTATCTCTAATGAAGCAGAAGCCATGAACATACAGTTTACCGTAGGTGTTCCTGTGTACCTCAATCTACCGTTAGTATTTTCATCAAACTCATTAGCAGTTGGGGCTGTACTTAAAGTATATGTGCCTGCTCCCTCTACATAAGTTCCTGCAGAAGCTATGCTTGTAGAAGCCGGTGTCGATACATAAATACTACCCTGTTTAGTTTGTGTTGTTTCAATAAAATCACGCAAGTCTTGGGGTGTTATAGACCCTGCTGCTTGACCATTCTGAAATAAGTTAGTTGTTAAATCCGCAACTGTGCGTGATGTATCAACCATTGTTGTCTCCTAAATTAAAAAAAGGGGGCTAGCTTTTACACTAACCCCCACAGTGTTATGAGGTTTTAAGCTCAACACAACCTTCAGGTCGAATAAATCCGTGACCCATAGCATACTTAGCTACGATCCACCAACCTTGAAGCTTGATGTCATACTCTGTCTCAACTGCCAAGTTAATTAATTTAACTGTAGCAACTGAAGACTTGTGCATAACAAGTCCAACCGTAGTAGAGAAGTTACCTTCATGTGTGGTAACAGTTCCACCAGTGATGTTGGTAGTAGGTAAGTTGTTGGTCTTAACAATGTTAATACCTGCAACCTTCAAGACCGTACCTTCTGCATACGTTCCTGCTCCACCCCAATCCCGGTTGATTACGTTAGTAGTTTCTGCCATCAGATAATACTGGGCAGGTTTAACAAACATATACCTGTCATTCTCAGGTACATTGTTTTCGTCTAACTTCTGAGCTGCATCAAACATACCTGCAGCTAGGGTAGAACCAGTAGTACCATACCCTGCAGCCGTTAGAACTGATCCACCATTACCACTCGTTACGAGCGTAGAGGATCGAGCACCAAGAACACCCTGTTGTAGAATGTTCTTATCCCATTGAGTACCAAGAGCGATACCTGCCTCTTTAGCATAAATGGATCGTACATCATAATGGTTCATAGCTTCATCAAGATTGTTGACAAAGTGATCCGCGATTAACAAGCCGTCAATCGAGATAACCTTCTCGTTCTTGTTGATAGCCGTACCATCCAACTTGTTAGAAGTTGTACCAGTGTTACCACTAGCATTGATGTACGCATATTCGGTACTAGCAGTTTTCCAAACTAGAGGAAACTGAGCACTAATACCTGAGTTAATAGATCGGACAACGTGCTTGTCCATTGTTACACTCGCTTGCTCAAACGCTGTGAGGACTTCACCTGCATATACTTTTAGAAATAACGCAGTTGATGATCCTGTGGAGTTCGCTTGACCTGAACGAGTCATTGTTACTACTGGTGCGGTTGTAGCTGTTACACCCATAGCAATCTCCTTTTCATCTTTAAGTTAGTTGCGTTTCGCTAAAAGATTGTCTACCGCAGTAGGTCTTTAAGTTACTTGTTCGCTGTGAAGTTAGATAGTACCAGTAGAAAATATCTCTGATCTATCTAGTTTATCTAGCACATCCTGACGATATGCCATGTCGCTTTCGTATCGTGGGTCTCTCATAGCCTGTACCACTTCGGCATTACTTCTAAATACATTACCAGAAGTATCACCAGTAGGAGACTCACCTCCATAAGTAGTACCTTCTTTACCAGTTGATCCCTGATAGTCTGCCATAAGTCCTTTAGCTGCCAACATAGCAGAGTTAACATCTCCACTATTAACAGCATTATCGTATGCTTCTATTTGTTGTTCATTATAATTAGTCTTAGCCCATTCTACCATAGTGGAATATTCATCTTGACCACCTACAGAAGACATGACTTGATTACCTATTTGTTCACCTAAGGCTTTTACTCCTGCAATATATGTGTCTGCATAGTCTCTACTTATACCTGCATCAGCTAATGTTTTATAGCTTGCATCAGTTAGTCCACCAGTTTCAGCATATTCTTGAGTCAGTGCTTCCATATCAAATGGAGTCTCACCTTGTTCTGGAATACTTAAGTCTGATTCTGATTCTTCAAACTCAACTTCGGGTTCATGGAACTTTCTTTCTAGTTCTTCATAACTCTTTTTAAGTTTCTCATAGTCACCACCAAACTTATCTTCTGGTTGTTCTGTAGGCTGAACCCCATCTATTCCGTGTTCTACTTCTCCAACTTTTTCCAACATCTCCTGATTGTGAGCTTCCTCTGCTGCTGACATATCAGGGTTTTCACTACTTACTGTTAGTTGCTCTGCCATAACCCTCACCAAATGTTTCTAAAATTGCACCACTACTGAGCTTGATCTTTGTGTAGGTTGATGGCATCCCACCAGATGTTCCTACCTGTTTTTCCTTTTGTTCAAGAATCTTATCGCGCTCTTTTACTACTTCCTTTAGTTCAGCCTTAGAAACTACGTTTCGTTCAGGCTTCTTGTCTTTGGTTGCCATTCATTTGCTCCCTCATCATTTCGCCCCCTTGAGACACCGCATTAGGAGTGGCAGCCTTCGCCATCTCTGCTTGCATCTGTGCTTGTTGGGCTTGTTGTTGTTCTTGTTGGACTTGTTCTTGTGATTTAATTAACCCCTTCATGTCAATACCAAAACCAGTGCCTAATCTCTTAAGAGCATCACTGACATTTGTGTATCCTATTACAGCTTCCGGGCCTAGTATCTGAGCTGCAGTCTGTAGGAATGTGGCTAGTTTATTAGCATCATTACCCCTACCCAACGCTTCAAACCCTGTAATAATTATAGGCTCTACTGTATCTTTAGGTAACTGAGGTAACTTCTTACCCCTCTCCAATACTGCTATGATTCTTCTAATC